CATGGCCGACCGGCCGGCCATCGGCATGCCGCGCGGTGATGCCGTGGTTCATCACCAGGCCACCCGGGCGCACCACGTCGTAGAGCTTCTGGCAATACAGCGGCAGGTTGGCGTGGCCGACATGCTCGAACATGCCGACGCTGACCACCTTGTCGAAGCGCCCGTCCCCCGGCAGGTCGCGGTAATCCATCAACTCCAGCGTCACCCGATCCTGCAGCCCTTCGGCCACGACCCGCTCGCGCGCCAGCTGCAGCTGCTCGCGGCTCAGGGTGATGCCAAACACCTCGACACCGAATTCTCTCGCGGCAAAACGCGCCAACCCGCCCCAGCCGCAGCCGACGTCCAGCAACCGCTCGCCGGGCTTGAGCCGCAGCTTGCGGCACAGATGGCGCAGCTTGGCCTGTTGCGCGGTGTCGAGGTCCTCGGTGCCGGTCTCGAAGTAGGCGCAGGAGTAGACCATGTCGCGGTCGAGCCACAACTGATAGAAGGCATTGGACAGGTCGTAGTGATAGGAGATGGCCTGCGCGTCGGTGTCCTTGTCATGCGCCTGGCGCAGCGGCAGCGGGAAGTTATCGTCGCCGAGCGCGCGGGTGATCTCGTCACCGATGCGGATCACCTCGCCCATCGGCCCGAGCAGGTCGATCCGCCCTTCCACAAAGGCCGTGCCGAGCAAATCCAGGCTTGGGCGTGCCAGCTGCTGCACCAGGGCAGGGTCGCGGATCTCGAGCGTCACCAATGGCTGCGCGGTGATGTCCATCTCGGTGCCGTCCCACAGGCGCAGGCGCAGCGGCAGGCCGAGTTCGCGCAGGGCGGGGAGCATTGAAGCCAGCATGCGTCGTTCTCCATTCGGTCCATGAAAGAAAATCCTAGACCAACTTTAAAAAATTGTAGGCTATGGAGCCGATAGCCCCGCCCTATCGAGCCCAACGACGAGACCTGCGGAGAACATGCCATGGCCCAAGCGACGCAACGCGTGCTGATCCTGGTCGCCAGCGGGCCGAGCACCCCGGCGCGCTGCGCGGCGCCCTTCCACATCGCCACCCTGCTCGCCTGCATGGACGCCGAGGTCACGCTGTTTCTCACCGGCGAAGCCACTCAACTGGCTCGCCGCGAGGTGGCCGACAGGCTGCGCGCAATCGAAGGCGGCGAGCCGCTGCGGCACTTCATCGGCCAGGCGAAAAGCGCCGGGGCGCGCCTGCTGATGTGTCGCCAGCCAGGCGTGGTGATCGTCGCGGAGGCGCTGATCGACGAACTCGACGACATCTCCAGCGGCGGCGAGCTGGCGCAGATGATCCTCGAATACGACCGGGTGCTGACCCTATGAAACTCCACGGCCTGCCCTTCCCCGACAGCCTGCTCTACGCCCCCGAACACGCGCTTTGGCTGCGCGAGGAAGCCGACGGCAGCGTGACCCTCGGCCTCACCGCCTACGGCTGCGCGCTGTACGGTGAAATCTTCGCCTTCACCCCCAAGCGCATCGGCGCACGCATCGAGGCGGGCCGCAGTTTCGGCGTGGTGGAATTCGCCAAGGCCGCCTCTTCCGCCCGCAGCCCCCTGGCCGGCGAGCTGCTGGCCGTGAACGAAGCCCTGGAAAAGCGCCCCAACCTGATCAACCGCGACCCTTACGAAAGCGGCTGGATGGTGCGCCTGCAGCCAGACGACTGGCCCGAAACCCGCGAACGCTTCCTCACCGGCGAACCCGCTCTGGCCGCCATCGCCGAACGCATGCGCCTGGACAACTTCGACCCGGCACGTGGCGAGGTGCAGGCGTTGCAGTGGAAGTAGGGAAGTTGGCGGAAGGCAGTGAGAGTCGAACTCACCCGGGAACGGCTGCCGTCCCCAACCGGGTTTGAAGCCCGGCCGCACCACCGGGTGCGATTGCCTTCCTCTTTGATTTACAAGGGATTTTCCTGCGTCAGCTGAGGATCAGACGCGGGAGTGTCGAAAAAGTGTCGAAAATCCCTAGCAGGACCGAACGCTAACACGTCCTGCAGATGATCAGGTGACAGGTGCGCATACCGCATGGTCATCGCCAGCGACGTATGGCCCAGGATCTTCTGCAGGGTCAGGATATTGCCACCGTTCGCAATGAAGTGGGAGGCGAAGGTATGCCGCAGGACGTGCGACTTTTGTCCGGCCGGCAGATCGAGCTTTGCGCGCGTCACCGCGTTGTCGAAGCGGTCACGGCAGTTGCTGAATGCGCCGTGCAGCTGGAGGTGTTTGCGTATGCGCTCAGCCAGCTTGGGGTCGATGGGCACCACGCGGCGACGTTTGCCCTTGGTGTTCACGAACTGCAGCATGCCCTCCCCGACCCGGCTCAGCGTCAGCCCTTGTGCCTCACCCCAGCGGCAGCCAGTCACCAGGCAGATCGTGGCCACCAGCTCGACATGAGGATGGGGCATGCTGCGTAGCACCTGGAACAGCCGGTCGATCTGCTGGTTGTTCAGGTACGAGAGTTCTCGTTCCTGTATGCGGATGGCCCGCACCGGAGAAAGCGGGTTCGGGAAGTCGATCTCACCGAGCCGGTGCAGCTCGTTGAACATGGCACGCAGGTAGGAGAGTTCGTTGTTCAGCGTCTTGGGGCTGATACCGGCGGCAAGCCGCTTGGCCCGGTACTCGCCGAACTGGGTCGCGCTGAATGTCACGGCCACGGGGTTGCGCAGACGCTCGATCATGCGATCCATGATGACGCGCCGACCTTCGTAGTCGGAGAGCGACTGGCCGTGCAGCCGGGCCCAGCAGTCCACCAGTTCCGCCAGCCGCCTTCGATCCTTGGGCTTGGGTGCCCAATCCGGCTTCTGAATGGTCTGTGAGCGGCAGGTCGCTTCGAAGCGCTGAGCCTCGCCCTTGGTCTTGAACGTCTTGCGAAAGCGCTTGCCCTTGATGGGCTCGACATCAACCTTCCAGCGCCCGTCCGGCTGTTGCTGGATCGCCATTCAGACCGCCCGCCCCCAGCGCACGTGCCGTTCCTGCAGTAGTGCCTTGATGTGCTTGTACAGCTCGCGTTCGGTCATGTCCTTGGCGGCGTAGTGATCGCGGATGACCGGCCAGCAATCCCATTGCTGCAGGGTCTCGAATGCTTTCTTAGCGCCCACCCGCTCCCTTGCCAGCAGGCTTACGAAGTTTCCCAGGAAGAGTTCCACGTTCTTGCCGCTGAAACCCCGGCTGGTCTTGTAGTACCGCTTGTATTCGGTTTCATCGACCAGGGAATCGACCGGCACATCGACCCGCACGTCATCGCGGATCAGCGTCCAGATCGGTTCGTAATAGCCGGGGCGCGCGATCAACTTGAACTGGCCCAGCCCATAGCGCCACAGGCCGTCCAGATGCGCCGAGAATGCGGCGAACGAGTCGGTGCCGATCGCTTCCCCGGTCTTCACGTCAATCGAGCCACTGGCGAACTGCTGAACAACCGAGTGGTGATAACGCAGCTCGATACGCCACACGCTTTGCTCGGGGTCGTAGTTGTCGGGGTCGTAGGCTTCGAAGCTGTCACGACGCCGCCAGATGCTCTCCCAGAAGTCGAGCTTGTCCGTCGCCCTGGCCTGCTCCGTCTTGTTGTAGATACACAGCTGGACGCCACCGGCCGAGCCGAACATGGATGTTTCGCCCCGCCCGTAGACGCTGGACTTGGTTGCCCACTGGATCTCCTTGATGCCGGAGATATCCCGGTGCGTGCGGGCCCGGCAATGCAGGCGTGCGACGAGATCAGCTGGCGGTTCCCAGCCCTGGAGATCCAGGGCCAGATGGACGGCGCACTGGTTGCGCTCGACGTGCGTCATCACGGCGGCGGCGTAGTAGTCCATCCGCTCCTGCAGCCGCTCGGGCGACAGCGCGTCGATGGTGTGCGGCGAGACTTCGATTTTCAGATGCGGCCCGATGTTCTCGAGCTTGGCGTTGAAGTTCTTGATGAGCAGAACGAAGCCGAGGTCGGCGTTCTGCAGCTTGTACTGGTAACCGGAGTCACGGCCGACCCGACCGGAATGCCACACGCTACCGGCGAAATCGACCATCGCGCCCGGTTTCTCGAACAGCGCCATGATCTCGGGACGGATCAGCCCGCGATACAACTGGCGCACCGTATCCACGCCGCAACGCAGCAGGCGCACTCCCGAAAGATCGGTCAGGCGCGCCGTATGCGGATCAAGAAAAAGCCTGCCGTCTTTCGACGGAACGGCGGTTTGACGATCCAGTCTGGCCAGGTCTTTAACGCTCATCTTCAAATCTCCAACAATGTCCTCTAATGGACGTTTTCAGCCGTGCTTATCTGACGTGTTACAGGGACGTCAGCGCGCGCTTTTGCACGCCGGCTCGTCCCTCGCCGTGCGTGCAAAGTGCGCGTTGCGCTCGCGCGCTGACGTTCACCACAGAAAGCGCCCCTTCTGGTAAGGCACCACCGTCAACCGCGTACCACCGGACGACTCGGATGCTGCTGGCTGCGACGGTGGCAAGGCTGGCTGCCGGGCCTGCTGGATCTGCGGTGGCTGCGAGCCTGCGGAACGATCCGGCAGGGTCGGATCGAAAAAGCCGTTCTCGACCACGCGCTGACAGAACTCGAAGTCGGTGGCGACCCGCGTGCTCTGCTGCGTGTAGCACTGGCACACGGTGGGGGTTCCGTTGACCACCGCGTGCGCCATACGCCCAAACTCACGGGCATAGGTCGCAGGATCGGTGCTGGACATGCAGTACAGCCGGGGAAACGAAACCGGCCGCGTTAGCTCGTCATAGATGGGTGCCGACGCGGGAATCTGCGGCCCCCGAGGCACGCGCCGGCCGATGTAGCTGGCCGCGGTTTCCGGCGCGGTGTTTTGGTCATCGCCGGCCGGTCTGATGAAGGCCCCGACCGCCTCACGCGCCTGCTCGACCATGTTCCCGGCCGGCGCGCCGCTGCCGGTTTCCAGCTGGGCTTTCTCGGCGCTGTAACGCTCGTAGGCGCGATAGACGAGAATGCCGGCGCCAAGGATGACGGCCCCTGCCAGGATGAATTTGGTCGGCACCTTGGTCTGGAAGTGGTGCTTGGCGTTGCTACTGGTGTAGGCGCCGAAGTAGCGCTTATCCAGACGCAGCGACTTCTTGTCGGCGTCCTTGAAGCTGGTTTTCAGCTCGACCTTTTCTACGACAACTTCCGACTCGAAGCGCAGCAGTTGGGCCGACTTGAAGACTCGCCAGTAATGAATGTGGCTGTTGCACAGCCGACGAAGATGCACATCGAGGTAACGCGGGTCCTGGGTGACGAGGTGTACCTCGTGGCCCTGGTGGCGCATAGTCTCGAAGCGGGTGATGTGCTCGGGCGGGCGCGCCCTGGGATCGCGCGCGCCAAACCAGCCCTGCGCTTCGTCCACCACGATGATCGAATCGTTCGGCAGCTCGAACCACTTCTCCGGGTCTTCGAATTCGAACCACTGCGCTTGCAGCTGATCGGGCTTGAGACCGTTGATGTTGTGGAAGTAGACGACGCGGCCTTCGGCCAGCGCTTTGCGGTCCACTTCGCGGATGGTGTTGAGCGTCTTGCCGTGGCCGGGCTTGCCGGTGCGAATGACGAGCATGGCAGCACCTCCTTAGGCTTCGATGGAGGTGCCGCCCGGCGCGCGCCACACCTGGGCACGACGGCGGTCGGTGGCCTTGTTGATCCCGGAAAGGATGAAGCGGGTCGAAATCGCGGCGAAATACAGGTTAACCACCACGTCGAACTTCGCCAGGCCGAGGATGCCTTGAATCACCGGGCCGACATTGCCCATCAGGCCGAACACATAGTCCTGGGCCTGGCCAATGATCAGGTTAAAGCCCATGTAGGTGACGAAGCCGAAACCGATCATTTTCAGCACCATCTTCACCAGCGGGCCGAGAATGATGACGAGCATCTGCACAACGAATAGAAACTGCATTTACTGACCTCCTACGGAGCGACCGACATAGAGCGCGGCGAGCACGGTGGCGACGGGGCGGAACAAGCCGCTCAGGTCACTGGCGGCGCGGCAAAGTGGCTCATAGCTGAGTTCAAACGAGCGTCCGCCAGCGGTAATCAGGCTGAAACGCTCGGCGGTCGGGCAGGCGGATGGTAGAAACCGGGTGCCCTGGTTGATGAACGACGGCACGTCGATCACGCCCGAACCCTCGTCGAGCTGGAATTGATCGCCGGTCACCGCCGCCTCGATGGCGGACTGGTGCTTGGGGAAATCGGCCATCTCTTCTGCGAGGCAGAGCTGCTCCTTCTGCTGCCGAAGCACTTCGCAATCGATGGCATCGCCGCTGCAGGCAAACCCGGCATCGCAGGAGCCTGCGGCAGCCGAGCGTTCCGCCCCTTCTTCTTCGCCCTCTTCGGCCCCTTCGGAGGTGCAGCCGTTGCCGGTGCACGCCTTGCTTTCATCGCCCGGGGTGCCGTCGGCGTTGGTGCCGGAGGTCGAGGTCTCGTTGGCCGTGGTCGAGGTGCATGGCTTGGTACCCACGCAGACCGTCTTGTCGGTGGTGGTGCTGGTTTCGGTCGTGCTCGACCCGTCGGGGTTGGTGGTCTTGGTGGTCTGCTCGGTCTTCGAGGTGTCTTCGAAGCGCGGCGCCGGTTTGCCGGTGGTGCATTGCAGGTATTCGCCGGCGTTGTCGCAGTTGAGCTGGCCGGGTTCTTTCAACTGCTCGGTACTGTTGCAGCTGCGGGTTTGCGAGCCATCGGCATTAGTGACCCACTCGCCGCACTGATTCTCGCTGGTGAACTGAGGGGTACTGTCCGCCGGCGGCTTAGCGGGCGGCTGATCGAATACGCTGCCCGGAGGCGGGCTATTGGTAGTGCACTGGGAGCCGGCGCCCTGATACACGACCTTGCAGTAAACGGAGTCCAGGTCCTTGCCGGTAGTCGCTTCCAGAAAGCGGTTGCACCCTTTGACAGTGGCGGTGCGGTTGTAGAGGCAGCCACTTTCGCAGATCGACGATGGCGGAAGCGAAGGCGGTACGGACGGATCTAGCGAGCCGGCGTTGTACTCGTGGACGAACTCGCCGGTTGCGGTGGCGCATTGGTCGGGCTCAGGCGCATCGCACTCCCCAGTCTGGGAATTGTAGGAAGTACCAGCGGGACAAGCATCCCCAGAACGAAAGACGACCCAACGCTCGCCCGTTGTAACAAAAATATCACTGCACTGATCGAGCGGTTTAGAAACAGCACACCACGTAAGCTGACAGGTTGCCGCCGTCTGGGAAGTCAAACGCGCCCCATCGACTTTCGGATAATAAAAGTTAGCGGCGGTTGGGAGGGTATCCGCATATCGCTGGCAGGCTTCAATTGGACTCGCTGCATAAAGGGTCGAGCCTGACACTACCCATCTGAAATCAGCAGCAGATGATTCACTGGCCACAAATAGCAGCAACGCTAAGGCGATAATCCGCATGTCACACCCGCCCAAAAAACACGAGATAAAACGCCAGGGTGGTGAGGATCAGGACGTACAGTTCGTAGCTCATTGGCGTTTCCCTGGAAGAGAAAACCCCGCCGGAGCGGGGTTTGTTTGCTTCGGCACATGCAGTGCGCTAACCCCGGTTACAGGGCGCGGCGCATGTACTTGAACGCCATCGCGGCGATGATCACGGCGAACACCGCCCAGCCGATTGTCCCGACGTCGGTACCAGCGGTATCGAGCGCGGTGGTGGCTTCTGCCGGGACTGCCGCGTAGACGGAGCCGGCAGCAGCCGAGAGAGCGACGGCAGCGCCGAGGCCAATTTTCTTGATGAAGTGCTTGTTCAGTTGCATGGGTGATACCTCACTGTTTCAGGGCTTTTTTCAGGACCAGGAAGCCGAACACGGTGGCGAACAGAACAATCGCTTCGCCTTGCAGCTCGGAGACTTGGTCCCAGGTGAGTGCAGAGCCGTAGAGGCTTTGCATTTCCTCGACCGTGAGGGCGACCAGCTGGCCGGAGCAGATGGGCGAGCCATCGGCGCCTTGCAGCCAGTCACCATCACAGGCGAGGAAATTCATTCGCCGGCCTGCTCGAGGTCGGCGGGTTGTTCGGAGGGCTCGCAGTCGGGGCAGACGGCGACGTGAGGCGGCAGGCTGAGGTCGGGCAGCAGGTCGCTTTGTGGCGCGGGCAGGCTCATGAGCTTGCCCATGTCGTTTCCGCAGCAGTCGCAGAACACCCGGTCATCGATCAGCATGGCCGCCCCTCCCGGTTAGTTGGCCTTGGCCTGTTCCGGCTGGGTGCCGGATGGCTTGGCGGCTGGGGTCGGTTGCTGGGTCGGCTTGGGGGCTTGAGCAGCTGCTGCTTTCACGGGCTCAACGTGCAGGACGATGAACTTGCCGGCGTTCTTGGAGCCTCGCTCGATCTCGGTGGTGACGCGGATTGGCTCAAGCACATCGAGGCTTTCGCAG